TGAACAAGACATTGATGTAAATGGTGGTGGACCTGGTCCTAATAACACTGCTGAGATTAGAACTTCTATTACTGATGGAACCTTTGAGTTCTTGATGGATTCTGGTTTCTATGGTGCTCATGATCTATATGCCTCAAATATTGGTGGCACTAAAGGTCTTAAGATGGCTGGTTATGCTGCAAATATTGAAATTGGTAACGAAGCAGCAGATGAACAAGAGACTAAGATCGGTAATAACTCTAAGAAGAGTTGGATTGATGTAGGTTCTACTGCTGCTGGTGATGGAACCAATGCACATATCTCTAGGATATCCATTGGTGGTGCATTCTTAAGTACAGAGACAGATTCTTATACACAAGTTAATAACAAAGAGTTTAAGATTGCTGGTGATGTTCTACTTGGTCAGGTCAAAGACAAGACTGATGGATCTAACATTACTAGACGAGGTGCTGGTGATACAACATTCATTAGATCTACTGCTGAGAAGGTATCTTTCTTAGGAGATAACAGTGCAACAACAATCGTTGACTTTGCTACTAATGCATCAGCGTTAACAATTGCTGGTCAGGGTGGCAGCACTACAATTAGAAACAATACTGTTATTGATTCTACATTGAGAGTTAATAGTGACATTACTTTATGTGGTGGATTAAATAACTTCTCATTCTATGCAAGTAGAAAGCAAGCAGGTTCAACAACAATGCTTGCTCATACTAATGGTATCCTCAGTACTACTACATTTAATAAGAATGTAGATATTATTGATGTAATAAGAGTTGATGCACCAACTACAGCTCCTACTAATAACAAGACTGATTATAACAGGATTGATACAGGTGGTAGTGGATCATGGGGTGATGCAACATGGAGTCAAGCAATTCCACAGGCAAGTTTACCTGCTTTACCTGCTGGACAATTCTACTTACCACTTAAGTATAGTCCTTACAATAATATTACTGTTGCTAATCCTGATGGAGATCAGTATTTCAGTGAGAATGATATCTTATTGATTGATAGTCCTGAGAGTGGATCAAGTCATGCAGAATTTGTTAAGATCGTTGCTCTTCCAAGAATAGTTTCAAGTAACAGTCCATATTATATTACTGTTTCAAGGCAACCATTTGGAACATTTACTGCAACATCTTCAGCACATTTAGATACAACATCTATTTACAAGTGTGTTGTTCAAAATGATTCTACATGGTTAACAGAAGATATTGATGCAAATGCTGGAACCAAGACAGTTAAACTTGCACAGTTTGGTGGTGGTATTGATGTAGATGATTATCTAATCTTGTCACGTGAAGATGGAACACCTGCTAATGATGGTGTTGATGATCAAGGTGAGATATTCAAATTAAATGAAGTAATTAATGCAGTTTCTAAAAAATTATCCGTCAAAAAAGGATGTGATAGTGCTAGTGAAGAAACAGTATTTGAAGTTGATTCTGTAACTGGTAGTGTTATTATTGGTAACACCACAGAAGATACAACTACAGTAATTAATGGATCAGTAACACTTCAAGGTAAGTGTGGTAATACTAATGAGATTTATCCAAGTACTGATACTACTAATGATGGCAAACTTACATTAAAGAATACTGAAGCAAATACCTTTGAAGTTAATATCTGTAACGGTGATACAGTTATTGGTAATAAGGTTGGTACTGTATTCATGGTTGGTCAGATGTATGGAACAACTGGTATTGCTCATGACGATACAACAGTTGTTACAGCATACACATGGGATCCACAAACAATACAAACTACTGGTCCTATAACCACATTATCTGATGCTGTTGTTCCAGGAACATGGAATATTCCTGTCGCCAGTAATGGTGATTCATTCCATAAAGGTGATCTAGTTGCCATGATTGATGGTCAAACTAAGATAGAACTATTCCTTATAACTGATGATCCTGTAACTGATGCACAAGGTAACGTAACATTACCAACCATTTATAATGCTGCTTATCCTGCTGGTACATATCCTACAGGTGGTAGAGGACAAGAAGGAACTATTCCAAACTCATTTGATGCAGGAGCACAAGTTGTTAGAGTTATTAAGGAAGAGCATACTTCAAAACTTATTGATCCAATTGGTGCTGCTGCAAATAGGACTCAAGTTGAAGCACCTAACCAAGATGCTAATAAGATAAGAGTTAGACTTTCTGATTCTAACATCATAGGTGATAAGTTAGATTATATGCAGTTTGCCAAGTTTGAAACTGGCAATACATTTGAGTGGTTCATACCTGATAGTATTGATAGTAATGTTGATATTGCATACGGTGTTAAGATTGTTAAGTCTGCTAGACTTGATGTTAATGGAAACTTCCTTGCAAATGGAGAACACACAAGATACTTTGGTGGTGGTAAATTAACAGTCCACGATCATGTGGAAATGATTGGTGGTAACCTCAGAATGTATGGTTCTGATGGTAAGACGTTAGTATTCAACGTAGCTAACGATGATGACCATAGAGGTGATGGATCAGTCTTGGATGATAAGACTGGTTTACCTGGACTTTATGTTAAAGGTCCAGGAATGTTCGGTGGTGACATTACTGCTGTATATGAAACTTGTCAAACAAATAATGTATGTACTAAGGAGATTAAGTTCCAAGTATTTGGTGATAGTGGTTCTGTTAACATGGGTAAGAAACTCTATGTTAAGGGTTCAGTTTCTCAGTCAGGAAACTCACAGCAAGAAGTCTTCCATGTTGATAATTTAGGTGCTGCTGGAAATAATTCAGTTGGTCCTAAAGATTGGATTATGTATCAAGATTGTTCAATTGATGCATTTGGAATCAATCGTTACTTCACTAGAAATGGTGGACGTAGATATACATATGTTGAGCAGTCACTTACTGGAATTGGACAAACACAGGCAAGTCCATTACAACCTAATAATAACTACTTGATTAATACATCTAGTGGTAACAATGTTGTTATGTATCTTCCTGAAACAGCAGAAACAGGTGACATGATTAGATTTGTTGAGGTTAGTGGAAACCTAACATACAATACAAGTCTAGTATTGAGAGCACTTAAAGTCAATAATACTCCAGTAGCAATTCAAGGTGACATAACTGGTACTAAGATTCAAGCTGGTGCTGGTCAGATGACTACTGCTTGGGATAGTGGTGAACTTGTTGTTCAAACAAGAAACGCATCATTTGGTTTAATATATGTTGGACCTACAGATGCTGCTGGTGATCCAAATGCATCTACAGTTCCATCCAACTTACGTGGATGGTGGTTAACAGAACTATAAAGGTAACATGGCACAATACTACAGTTCAATTAAAACCATGAAGTCTGCTCGTATCGGCACAGTTATGCCGTGGAGTGGTGATGGTAACGAGGGTTTTACTGCTGCAAATTTACCTAAAGGGTGGATTGTATGTGATGGTAGGTTAAAGGATGGAGTTGATTATCCTTTACTTGCATCTGAAATTGGTAAGACATATGGTGGTAATTTGACAGGAGAATTTCCTAATTTTGAAGGACAGTTTCAATTACCAAATATCGGTAATAGAGCATTGATTGATTTAGAAACATCTATGCTTAATGAAGCAAAGTATCAACGTGGTCAATCTGATGCATTAAGTGTTGTGGGTGATAGTGTAGGTGATGGTAGTGGTGATGATATAGCAAATGATTTTGGACCTGATGCAATTCCAATAACTCACAATGCATATGCAGATGTTGATTTCTCTTTTTCTAATCCATCTATTCTTTTAACTGGTAGGTTTACAGGTCAAACGATTAGTGATCCAGACTTCTTTACATCTGTTACTACAATCAATAGAAAATTAGGTATAAATCATATACCAGGTCATAGTCATAGCACAACTTTTGGTTCAGCAAGAGCAGGTTTCTTTGGACCTCAAGTTTTTGATACCTCACAGGTTGTAATGGGTGGTAATGATGGTCACCCATTATCATGTAGTCAAAATGTTAGATCTGTTAACAACATGTGTAACATTTTAGATTCTGACGCTACAGGACCAAATTGGCAGAATGGTATTACTTACGTATCATATTATGGTGATTCTCAACATGAGCATACATTACCATTAATGGATGGTTTTCATGAGTTTGTTAATGATACTGGAAAAGATTATTGGTCATCAGTTCCAGCACCATCTTGGCATGATGGAACACCAACAAAAAATAGTCCTCAAGCAGTTACTCAAGATGTAGTTAGACCTGCGGTTGGTAACTATACTGATGGATTTTCATATCAACCATTTGATAATGATCCAACAACTACTGATAAACCATTACATAATCATCCTGCATGGGGTGGAATGCATCCTAGACCACAAGTTCAATCAAACAGAAGAAACTATTTTGGTTATGATACAGGATCAACTTTAAATCAAGTTCCTGATAATCCAGAGGATCCTGCTAATCATTTTGTTGTTAATAATGTATCACTTGTTGCTGGAGCAAGTACTATTGTATTACCAACAGGTACAGATATTAGAACATCTAAGACTGAGGGATCTGGAGCAAACGCAGAAACTTATTACATAGAGGATAAGATACGTCCTTATAGAATGGTTTCTGGTGATTTTATTCCTAATGGTACACATATCACAAGTATTTCTAGATCAGGTAATGATGTTACTGATTATGAGTATACAATTTCAATAAGTCGTGCTATAGATGCAGCAGCTACAGGAACAGTAACATTAACATTTAAAGATGGTACTTGGCCAAGTACATTAAACAACGTAGGATCATTAAATCCTAATGATAATACATTTGCATCTCATAATCATGGTACGTTTGATGTGCAAATGTCTGTTGGATCTTTAAAACCATCACCAACATTTGCTATTAGTAATGTAAGTTTAGGTAATGTTATTCCTCGTAGTGAGGATAACGCACTAAATATTACAGTAACAACTTCTCAACCAGCAATGTCACTTGTGTATATTATCAAGGCATATTAGAAATGGCAACAATATATTCAAAAGAAAGAGGAAAATATGGTAATATAACTGGTCAGATAATTGTATGGCCAGTAGAAGTTGATAACTCTATTACTTCCACTTCAACTAAAAGAGATTTACCAGGAGGTTATTTGAGGTGTGATGGCACAGTATATAATGCCATTGATTATCCACAACTCGCTGCTGTATGTGGAACAGGAACTAATGGTAAGTTTGTTAGGAGAGATCTTGCAAACCAACCACTTCAAACATTAAGTGATGAACAGTTTGTAGTACCAGATTTAGGATCTAAATATCCAAAACCAACTGGTAGTAAAGGTGGTGGTGGAATATATTCTAATATAAGAGTTACTACAGAAAATGGTGTTGAAAAGAGTCGTTCTGGTATTGGTATAGATGCTGAAGCTATTGGTGCTGTTGATGGAGTAATTACTGTAGAATATGAAGGTAATTTTATTATACCATCAACTATTATACCAATGAGAGGAAGACCATCATGGACTATTGGTACAACTGATGGTAGAAGAACTGAAGTTGAAGCAGTAGATTCAACTGCTTTACATGCTCACATGCACTTTCATAATGGTACTAGAACTAGATTGAAAGCAAGAGCTGAAGTTGATGGTGATAGTCCATCTGCTGTTTTAGATCCTTCTCCAATGGGACCAGTTGGATTGATGAATGCTTCTACAATACCATTACATAAGTGGCTTGTAAATACTACAGATCCATCTGGAAATAATTGGCCTGGTAATGCACAAATGCCATGTAAAGCAATTGCATTGAATGCCATGGCTCAAGGTCAAGGTAAGTGGGGAGCATTTCCAGGATTCTGGAACCCAGTGAGTTATAGTAACAACTGTTATAATAATGGTATTAATTTAGGAGATTCGTGGAAATATATGTGCTTGTTACCACCAGAAACATATCTTGAAGATAATGGTGTGAATACTAACGGTGGTGGTAGTTCTACTAGAGCATGGCAACAGTATCCTATTCAAGATGTACCATATACATTGACTGGTGATAGTGCTAGTAATCCACAGGCAGTGTCAAGATTTCGTCTACTTCTTTGTGGCGGTGGTGAGACTACTGATTATGGTAGTTCTCAAGATGTTGAAGCTGCATATCGTGCAGGAGCACCAGGAGTTCCTGTTGACTGGAAGAATTTAAGTTGGGCAGATTCAATGCCACTACAGTTTAATGAACAACATTTCTTAGCTGGTAATCAAATATACCCTGCTACATATAATGAGTTTGAGCAAACAGATACACTTTATACTGGTGGAGAAGATCCAACAGAACATTTTCATAAAGTAAATATAATTAAGGAAGATCATACTTATGAATTAAAAACTAATTCTACAGAACTTCCAGCAGATTTACTTGATACTAGATTGCAATTAAGTACAGATGAATCAAAATCTGTAGATAATGTGACCGCACCTTTCATAATATTAGAATACCTAATTAAGATTTGATAAATGACAGTATCATCACCACCAACCTATAGAAATACTAGAACAAATTATTATACAGATAAAGCATCTGATAATAATCCTGTTGGTTCTATCATCAGCACTTTTAAATCAATTACTGGTGTATATGATAATAATTATATACCACTTAATGCATATAATGTAGTTCCTGGAAATTCAAATGTACAGGATAAACCAGAATATCAGTACCCTGGATATGTGTACTGTGATGGTGCTGAATATAATATAAGTGATTTTCCTGCATTATATTCTGTTATTGGAAATGATTATGGTGGAACTGCAAGACCAGGTATTAATATAATCAATGGTGGTAGTGGATATGATCAGAATACAACTATTGCATTCTCTCCAGCACCTGCTGGTGGTGAAGATATAACAGCAAATTTAACTATTCTTAATGGTGTAATTACAGCAGTTAATTTAACTGCTGCTGGACTAGGTTATACTACTGAACCAACCTTTAGTCTTCTTAATGCAGGTAGTGGCACAGGGTTGCAATTGGAAATTAATATTGGTAGTGGTGGAAGGGTTGAAACAATCAATCAAGATAATGTATATGAGCATTGGGGTGAGAGTAGAAGTCTTGGAACATTTACAGTACCTGATTTAAAAACTAAAAAGGTTGTTGGTTATGGTAATGTTTATGGATTGGGATCTCCTAGTATTGGTTTACTTACATTAGGTGCTGGTGCTACTAATGGTGTTGTTAAAGAGGGTGGTTCTTGGTATTTTGATAAGGCATCTCAAGCAGGGTATTTCTCTCTTGGTACTATAACTACAACTGGTTATGAAAATATTACTAATGATGTAAGTACAAGTGTGATAGGTAGTCAGAAGATTTCTGTCACAATGGATCAAAGAAGACTTCAAAGAGTTCCAGAACACGATCATTACGTATATTCTACAAAAACAGATGATATATTTAGTTGGCACTCTGCTTTATCATACGATAGATATTTGGTTGCTTATTCTGATGCGAATTCAAGATTAAATCCTTGGACACCTGTTGGTGGATTGCATTATGAACATAAGCATGGATTATCAAAATCTGCTATGACTGATAATACAGTAGCAACTTATGATGTATTTGATTGGAAAGCAGGTGCTGATGGTACAGGCAGTCTTAAATATTCAGGTGGTACTGACGGTGATTTTTATTTTGCTTCTGGTGCAACAGGATCAGGAACATGGGAAGAACAAACATATGTTCCTAATACAATGTTTAGAACATTTGTAGGTAGTGAAACTAATGGTTCAGAAATAGGTGGCAGAACAATTAGATCAGGTGGTAGAGATATTATCACATACAATCAGAATATAACATATACTGGTTCTACAAATGTATCATTTCCTACTAACTGGACTACAATGGAATTTGAGATTCAAGGTGGTGGTGGATCTGGTAGTAGTGGAGTAGCAGCAGGAAATGATGGTAATGATGTTAATATATCTGTTACTGCTGGAGGAACATTATTAGATATTACTGCTGAAGGTGGAGAAGGAGGAGGAAAAACAAATAATTTCACTAGTGGTGGTGCTGGTGGTACAGTAACAAAGTCAGGAACAGCTGTGAACAATGGTACTGTTGTTGCTGAAATAACCGATATTGATGGTCAAGATGGACAACAGGGACCAGGAACTAATGGAACATTTCCTGGATCTCAGTATCCAGATAATCCTGATCAAGCAGGTACTGGTGGTGCATCAATGGTGAGGACAAATACTGGTGGAGGTAGTGATGGTATTCATACATTCCAAGGATCAACAACAAGCAATCAGAATACTTATAGTTTTGCCCCTAGCAATAATTTACAATCAGCACAATTAACAACAAATACTGAATTTACTGAGATAAAATTTACAATTGCTGGTGCTGGTGGTGCTGATTCACAACAAGGACCAAATGCAACAGGAAATTATGGTAATGTGATAGGTGGAACTGGTGGAGCAGGTGCAAGAATGATCTTTGAGGTCACTGATCCTGGAAGTTCAAATCTTTGGCAATTTACTGTACAACCAGGATATAAAGGTTCAAGTTGGTCTGGTGGAAATGGTGATGGAATAGGTGGTGCTGGAGGAGCAGGTTGGAATAATGCTTCTGGTCAGCGTGGTGGTGATGGTGCAACTGATGATGGTGGAGGTGGAGGTGGTGCTACTGTAGTACTGTTAAATAACACTTTAGTCGCTGGTGCTGGTGGCGGTGGAGGAGGCGGTGGTCTTCAAAACCACAGCTCACATGCGGTTACTGGTAAAAATGGTGAACCAGCAACAAACTTAGTTCAATTTACAACAAATAATTTATTTACTGGTGGTGGAACAGCAGGTGGTAACTACGGTTGCGTAGGTGGCGGTGGTGGAGGTGGAGGCGGTGGTGTCTCTAGCTCAGGATCTGGTGCTGGTGGTACAGGTGGTGTAGGTGGTGACCCTAACGGTGTTGGTGGTCCTGGAGATCACGGTGCTGGTGGAGGAGGATATGCTGGTACTTCTGCTATGAAAACCAATCAACTGACTCATATCAACACTGTTGCTAATAATAGTGGTGGTGGTTATGTTACCATTGAAACTACTGAAGATAATAGTTCATGGTCACCAGGTGGTGGTGGAGGTGGTGCAGGAGCACACATAACATATAATATTAAAAGAACACAACTGTCAGGAGCATCTTCAGTACAACTTACATTTAATAGTGGTACTGCTGCTGGTGTTGGTGGTAGTAATAATGGTTATCCACCATTTGCTAGAATTGGATTTGGTGAAGTTACTGGATATGAGGGTGGAGAAGAAAGAGATACAATAGGTGATATAATTCTTGCAGCAAATGATGGTACTAACATTTATGCTTCAGGTGCTGGTACAGGTGCTGGTGGTGGATTTGCTTTACCAGTTACACAGGTTCCTGAAGTTGAAATTGATAATACAGGAACTAATGGATCTGGTGCTAGTGCTACTGCTGTAGTATCTGGTGGTAAGGTTACTTCCATCACACTTGATAATGGAGGTAGTGGATATACATCTGCACCAATAGTTCGTATTAAACATGGTGCTGGTACACGTGCTTTTGCTACTGCTACGGTTGAAGAGGGTGGAAATAGAGCAGTTACTGCTATTACATTATCTACACAGGTAGTACCTGAAGCATACAATCAAGCTTGGGGATATGTTAAGTTGAGTGGAGATGAGCAAGAGAGATTTGTTGTTGTTAGGGAGGCAGACACAACCAATGTAAAGAGATTTTGGATAAAGGTTGCACGTGGTAATGGTGTTAATGGTGGTAATACACCAGATGATAATGGTGATGAACTGTTAATCTATTATAATAATGATCTTAGTCTTAATTTTAATAATTACTTGAATATAATTGTTCCAAAGCCTACATCAGCAGAATTAACAAATTTATATGATGGAACTGGAAGTGGTAGCAACCCAACCAATTGGTATTGGTATGGTGTTGATCTACCAACTGATGCTCAGAAAGCAAATGTAAGATTTAAAATTTGGCAAAAGAGAAATGCAGCATCTGTTTCAAATGATGCTGCAAATGAAGGTGGCACACCTGATACTGATCATTATGGTATATGTGATTTCATTTATGAATATAAAGAGGTTACTGAGTTGGTTTTTCAGTCAGCAGCAGGTAAGATGAGTACAAGTATTGATAAATTAGATTATGAAATAGGTGGTCCTGTGGATTCATTCTATAGATCAGGTGCTATTGGTAATGATGCTACATTTACAATGACACCTCAAGTACCACTTATACCAGATGCAGCGATTAATCCAGACAAGAATATACCACTTATTGAACCGTACCATCTAACTAAGTACCTTATCAAAGCGTTCTAAATAAACAAGGGAACTACTATCTAACATGGCAACACCAGAATTATTATTGCAAGTAGATGCAATACAAAAGACAGTTACATTGAGAGGTGTGACTAAGAATATTACTGAAACATACTGGACTAGTGATATCGTTCCTGTGATATATCCTTTATGGGATAGTGACAAGGATAAATTAGTATTGTTTTCGTGGTATGCAAATGATACTTACATGGCACAGAAACGTAGGTACACTAAGAACTTCAAGACTGATACATTTTATTGGAATGATTATGAGATGGAGGACGTTGGTGGTACTGAAGGTAAGAAAGTATATGATAAGTTTAAAGAAGCGTTCTTCCTTGCTGATTCCCTAGAAGATATTGATTATCAGGCACAATTTGCTAAGATACATGCTAAGACTGCACAAACTAGTTGGTTGTCTGTTAGGTTAGCACGTAACTTCCTACTTACTGAAACTGATTGGGTATTTGTTGAGGACTCTGGTATCAGTGCTGAAGATAAAGAACTATACAAGAAGTATAGAAAGAAATTAAGAGATCTTCCCAACGAAGCAAATACCAGTGATCCTATAGGAGTTAAATTCCCCATCAATCCATCATACTATAAGAATATAATCTTACAAAAGGATGCAAATGCAGTATATCTAGAGACAGATGATCAGTTTGTTCCTGTTGCATCTACATACTTTAATACATTTAAAGAGAAGATTACATCCTATCTAATTGTATCTGAATTGACTGAAGGGATATATAATAAGTCATTCCTTGATGAATTATCCAAGGCAGGTGTTGTTTATAAGAAGGATGATCCTAACAATGGTGATTTTACAGATGCAACATGGACAGGTGAAGAGGTTGAAAAGACCAAGACATACTTAGAAGATTTACTTAAAAAGATTGAGGAGGAGCAAAGTCAATGACAGTTACCTCACTAAACATTTGGGATACAATTGAAGCATATTGTAAAACCAATGATACATGTTTAATATATTTTGTCAATGATAAGATCAAAACTGCTGATGATGCTAAGAAGACAGCAGTATGGACATGGTATTCTAGTTTTGCAGATGAGGATGTCCTCACATTGATGAAAACCTTGGGTGATTGGGATATAATAGCAGTTACCAATGAGGATCAAGCAATAGCAGATGCTACTGCATGGTTCCCTAGAAAGGAAGACTGTCCTGATGATTTCCATCATTGGGAGTGTCATGTCATGGATAAGACTGGTGATTTTATATGGAAGAACGTGGACAGTCCACCATCCAATTCTTAAACTGTCACACACCCCCTTCACAGGGGGTTTTTTAGTGTTATACTATATTTGTTGAGAGGAACTGATGTGGTTCCTACGCCCCAAACCTACTGACCGCCACGACTTAGAAGCGTGGACATGAGGTTGGTAGAAACCTATTACTGCACACATAAGACAGATGGTTGAAAGTGGTGGGGGTTCAGGTGTAAGCGATTCCCGTAGGGTAAATTTGGGCATGACTGGTGAAACCAGCGTTGATGCCCCACGTTTCTCTCAACACTCTATACTATACTATTACAGTCATGCTCTCTCAATTAAACGAAGACATTGCATATTGCACACGTGTGCTAGGATGCAACTCGGAGCAGACTGATGAACTCATCGGTGCTGCCACTAACCTAGGTCTCAATGTAGAATACTTCTGTGAAGAATTCATCGTTGCACCTGAAGGTGAGAATGCATTGAAGTATCAGCGTGAGGACTTTATTGACCTTGACGCATTCAATGCGTATCATGGCATTTATTTTGAGGAGGAGGACAATGCTTGTTGAGTTATTCAAGGTAGCAGAAGGTGCTGCTGTATTAACAACTATTACAATTGCTGCTGCTACCGTTCCTCATGCTATAATATCTGGAGAAGATTTGACAACTATTGTGCCAGTTATTACACTGTATGAGCACGATGACCGTAGGATCTATCCAGAAGTTTACCAACACGAGGAAAATGTTCTCCACGAAACTCCTTAAATTAGCAGTGGATCGCTCGTTGGGTAAACCAACTAAGAACCAAGGTGAACTGTTTGAAGAACTGTACAATGAGTACATGTCTGATTCAAACAGTTCATCTTTGCGTGAGCAGATAACTGCTGCTGTTGCTGGTTGTAAAACAATACCAGGCAAATTAGGTAGAGATGCCATTGATATCAATGGTGTTGAGAAAGAAATTAAACCAAAGAACTACACAGGTAAACGTACCAATGGTGGTGGATGCTTCAATGATTACACTCGTACTAGATACGAGAAGGATTTGAATGTTAATCTTCCTATCATTTCCTCATTATTTGCGGATGGTATGTTAATATATGTTGTGGAGTTTAAATTTGAATCCATTGCTCAACGATTAAATGATCAAATTGTACGTATATGTGAGGAACAAGGGAACAGATATGTCCGTTCTTGCTCTTGGACTTATTCTAATTGGATTGATAATCCAGACCTTGTAGTCCACTACATAAACAAAGATCTACTCAAAGAACATGCTCACTATGGTGAGGGAGTTGTAGTAGGTCCATTATATAAAAAACTAATGTCTTTATAACAATGCCATCCAAAGATCAACGCTCAATAGATGAACCATCAACCTACGAGAAGTGGGATCGTGCTAAGAGTTTATTACTTGAATCATTATTGAAACCTGATAATCACCTGAGATCATGTGCTCATAACCAACATTGTTATGATGATATGATGCAATTACGTGATCAAGTGGTTGAGTATATTCAGAACATGAGTAATCCTCGTCCATTTATAGATGAGAGATCACAAATACCTGGTAAATTACCAGAGTATCCAGTAGCAACTGATTCATTTGTTGAATCTAAATCATATGAGTATGCTGCTGATAT